GCAAGGGCTCAGTATCGGATATAACAGGAACATTAGTAAAACCGAAGATTTGAGCAATTTTCGAAATAGCACCAGCCCCTATCTGAGTTGCAGTAGCAAACGGACCAATAATTGGTAAATTTGTAAACTGAGAAGCAACCTTAGCAACCCAACTAGCGGGTTTAGATACAGATCCTTCACCATACTCATCAGACTGTGCAGCATAGCCTGCAGATGCTCCTGATAGCACTATATTATCTACCCAAGCATAGGCTGAAATAGTAACCCCAGTACCCGTAACACCATTAGCGCTCTTTAATCTGGAATAGATATGATAATTAAGCGCCCCCAATCGACTAAAATCAAAATCGCTTTGTAAATTAACCATATTGTAATAATATATAAATGGTAAAACCATTTCATATGTATCACCGTCAGATGGATTTATCTCTATTTTAGGTCGTTGAGAGTGGAGGATAAGATCTTGGTTGCCAGGTCCTGGATATATAGTATCCGCCTTAAATAGTTGCAAAGGACGATAAGATGCTTGCAACATACCATAATAAAAAGGCGAGGCACTAATCTGCATCTTAACGTGAAGATCTCCACGAAAAAAAGCATAATTGTTCAACTTATTGGAAACATATGGATTAGAAATCCACTGATCCCAAACTGAATAACCATTTTTAAATCCAATTGGATCAGACTCATTCCATGTAAAGGTATGGACCAATATAGGGCGCTTAAAAAAGTTGCCAATATCAGTAAAAGTGGTCATATCGTGGAGATAATGATTCGTCGGGGCTCCCGCAGCTTCAACATTCTTATTTTGAAGAAAAGAAACATTAACTTCTGGTGAATCAGTAGCTTCGTGCAGTGTAGAATCAACCACAACTTCAGCCTGTGATTCATAGCGAGATCTATCTTTACCCTTACTATAAGGTATGGGTATGGGATCAGATCTCACAGAAACAGGTGTTCCAACATGATGATGTTGGGCCTCCTCAGCTACCGGCTGAGGGTCGGACACAAGATTTAGCTCTTGTGTGCAGCATTTCGATCTTCCGCAGGATCGAATACCTCGTAAAATTTTGGAAACTAAATGGTACGAAGTATGTGCTAGTTAGGCAACATACTAAGGATTTACAGTTTACTCTGGGACTTTAATATAAGTAATGTGCGCCTAACACTACTGATTTTATAGAGTTTACTCTCTAGGTGACATGACATTTCAATATGTGTGTTTGTCAAATACACACATTGGATTTACAGTTTACTCTGGGACTTAAATAAAATGGTGTGCGCCTAACACCATTGATTTTAAAGAGTTTACTCTCTACGCCCGGACCATGTTTCAATATTATGATCAGGAAAGTCCTTGAGACGATTATAAAAATCCTCAAGCAACTGCTCATACGTTGGAAAAGTTGATTTTTCAACCCAATCGCCAAGACCACACTCATCAACAGCGCGTTTAAAGAAAATACGCCGCTCTTCAAATTTGTCTTTACCGTAGAAAAAATATTCTCGAAGAGCGGTTTCAATAACACAAATGCTATGAGCTTTAGGGTCTAGGGTGCCCTCATCAAGTCTGGATGTTAACATTTTATCAATAGATGAATGGTCTAGAGGTGCCACAACACGATTAACATCAGGATCAAACTGAAACTTTCGTTTAAGAAATGAGGCTTCATCAATATGTATATAAGGAACACTCTCCGCTTCTTTATCTGCCATAGTATAATC